ATAAAATTTGTTCATTACAGAAAAGTGGTTCCGCTAAGGCGGAACAAAAAGAAAAGCATACATCATATAACACGGCATATCTGGTTACGGCTTTTATACAAAAGCCTCCACCCATATTTGCCTCCGCTACGCTACGGCAAACATCAGATATGCCAAAACGTTGTACATTAGTAAATAGTGTGAATATGGCTTTAACACAAGAACAATTAGATGGGGAGTTTAAAAGAAGAAAGAATGCTTTTTCTGAGTATAGAGTGTCCGAAGAGTATTTGACATACCTTAAGAATAGGTTGCAAGTATTCCTTGCGTGTGATAGGAGTAGTGAGGCGGCAACAATGACTTATTACCTATGTCAAAGACCTGATAATCCTGTAGAGGGGTGTAAGTTCTTTATTGAAAACTTTGGGTGGACACATGACCCACGCCCAGAACACTACCCCCATCACTTAGAGTTTCAATTATACGACTACCAGAAAGAGGCTATAGAAGCTATCATAGACCACATTGACAATGGTAAGGACTTGCTGATAGAAAAAAGTCGTGATATGGGTGTATCTTGGCTCGTATTTGTATGGATTTCTATTTGGTATTGGTTATTCAGAGAAGGAACAAATGTGCTTGTCGGCTCATATAAGGAGGCACTTGTAGATGATAAAAGTATTGACAGTTTGTTTGGTAAAATTGACTATGGTATTCGCACTTTGCCAGAGTGGATGTTGCCAAAAGGATTTAATCCGCAGAAACATAGGACAAAACTAAAGCTTATTAACCCTGCTAATGGAAATCAAATCACTGGCGACACAATGAACCCACGGTTTGGTCGTGGCGCAAGAAAGACTGTTATTATGTTTGACGAGTTAGGTTTCTGGGATTATGCGAAAGAGTCTTGGGAAAGTGCTGGGGACTCTACTTCTTGCCGAATTGCAAATAGTACGCCAAATGGCTACAACTATTATGCTCTTCTTAAGCGTTCTGGTATAGATACATTAACACTCCACTGGTCAAAACACCCACACAAAGACAAAGAGTGGTATGATTTTGAGTGTGCTCGTAGGACACCAGAAGCAGTTGCACAGGAACTTGACATATCGTATACAAAATCTCGTGAGGGGCGTGTGTATTTGGAATGGGGAGAAGATAATGTTGAAAAGGGTGTCTTTGAATATGACCCAGTATTGCCGTTATATGTTGCTTACGATTTTGGTAAGACTGATTCGACTGCTATTATTTGGGCACAGAAAACAATAGACGGGAGAATACGCATAATTGACACCTATACAAATACAGGGAAGAATATAGATTTTTATGTTCCTTTCGTAACAGGAACAATTAGAAGTATTGGATATGTGTATTCAGATGAAGAGTTAGATATAATACATGAACACGCCGACTGGAAACCTGCGGTACATTTTGGAGACCCAGCTGGAAGGTTTGTTAATCAAGTGTCTGACGAAACAGTGTTTACTGTTTTGAGAAATCATGGTATTTATGTGAATTTCAAAGAAATGTGGAAACACTTTTCTATTAGGAAGGAAAAAGCAAAAAGACTTATTCTTGATGGTATAGAATTAAACAACACTATCAGAAATGAATACTTTGACATGCAGATGATAAATGCTTCATATCCAAAAGCTAAAGTTGAAGGTATGGAGTTTTATAGAACTGAAAAGCCACGGCATGATAACACATCGCACTATAGAACTGCGTTTGAATACCTTGCTATGGGATTAGAAGAATTTAATCAACCACAATTAAAACCTTATGACAGGTTTAAGAAAACAACAAAAAGCACGAGTGGGGTCAAGGCGTATAGGAGGGCAACATCATATTAGAGTTGAGGGAAGTGAATGGTATAAGAGATTTGTTGATTACTGTAAAAGTATCTCTCCACATATATACATTAAGCCAATTAAGCAAGGATTTTCTAGGATATACTGGCGTTCTGGCGGTAGGAAATTATATATACATGAGGTATATCGCTGGATGCCACTTATTGGGTATGATGTATTTGATAAGGATGAAGGATTTGAGTCGCATAGATACTTTGAGGAGTTTGAAGACAGTGCTGAATTGACCTTGAATATCAAGAACTTTGTTGAAGGGTATTGGGATAGTAAAAGCACTATTGACAAAAGAGTATATATGTTTCGTAATAATAAAGAGTACAATGAAGAGCAAGAACAGTTAAGTAAGCAAATAGTTGTACATTAGTAAATAGTGTGGTATAATAATAATAAATATGGCTCGCAAACAAAGAACTATAAAAAACTCTGGACAAGAAGAGGTTGTTGAAAAACATGAGTACAGTGATTTTGAAAAAGAACTGTTATCGTCTGTTATTAACAAGTTTAGAACAACATCTAACGAAAGAGATAAATCTTTAAGTGTTTTTGATGGTCTTAACATCAAGGAATATATTGCTGAAAGTGTCCACAGAGTTAATACAAATATAGATGAACGAGAAAACATTGAAGACTGGCAAGCTCGTGTGCATGACCCGTTTACTCGCAATAAAGTATTTGCAATCTTGGGGCGTGTTGTCCAAGAGTTGCCACTGGTTTCAGGGGAACCTCGTTTTGATGAGGATTTTCGTAGAGCTGAAATAGTTAGTAATTTGTACGAATTCTCCGAGGAACATGATGATTATGAAAACTTTATGACAGAGTTTATTTGGGAAGCTGTTGTAAAAGGTACTGCTATTGGATATGAAGGGCATGATTGTAGTGAATATAAAATTCGTAACCTAACTGGCAGTGAAGAAAAAGGATATAAAATAAAAGAAGAAACTGTCAAAGAAAATAAATTATATGCACAGGTTGTTCCCCTTGAGGAGTTCTACCCTGCAAGTGTTGGTATTAAAAATGTAGCAGAACAACCTTATTGTTTTTGGCGTAGGGAAATGACTTATTCAAAATTCCTTGAGGAATATGGAATGTATAAGCGTTCACATGATATAATGCCACACAGTACAACATATCACGGATATGATAACTTATTTTACAAAGACTGGCTTGGAACAAATACAGAAGAAGGAAATATAGAGGTTATATTATATTATAGCAAATCAGACGATGAATATGTTATTCTTGCAAATGGTGTCTGGTTAAACCCTATTGTGATAGACGAAAAAGAAGAGATTAGCCCACTTCCTTGGAAACATAAAATGTTGCCATTCTTTGATGTTAAGAATGAATTGTATCTTACTAATTTCTTTTATGGTAAATCTCTTCCTGATAAACTAAAGTCTTTACAAGATGTGATGAATGTGTTGCAGAATATGTTACTAGACCAGTCATTTATCTCTATATTTAAACCAATTATTACTGCTGGCGGGTTTACATTTGAAGATGACTTCTTACGCCCTGGGCGACAGACACCTATTGACACTGGTGGACTTCCTATTGACCAAGTGATTAAAGAAATAGATATATCCACACCATCTGGGTGGCATCAGTTTATTGTTGAGTATGTTCGTAGGTTAGGTGAGGAAGCTTCTATTGACAGCGTTTCACAAGGTCGTGCAGGTGTTGGTGAAAGAACTACTGCACAAGAAATACGAGTTGCTGCTGAGGGGGTTATTTCAATGCTAGGACTTCTTTCTCGTGCTGTCAGAACTTCAATAAAAAGAAAAGCAGAGTTGCGTGTGAAGAATATTCTTGATGTTTGGACTAGACCAGAGAGTGCTCATATTATGCGTATAATGGGCGACAATGAAGCATTTAATACTGCATTTAGTACATTTGAGATTGAAGACATTGTTCTTTCAACAGGGGAAAGAGGAAAAAGAAAAATTGAGTTTTATAAAAAAGCAGAGGATATGCCAACTATTGACCAAGCACAAATGCGTGGTCAGGTTGCTCGTAAACTCTCAAACAGTCCTGTTGAGATATTATCAGTACCAGCAGAGTATATTCGTAATGCGGAAGTAGATTTCAAACTTGTACCAAATCCAAAATCAGAACAGACAAAGAGTGAACAAAAATCACTAACACTTGAGTTTACAAAAGTAATGAAATCATTCTTCCCTACTATGGTAAATGATTCTGAACTTGCCGCTGAAATGTGTGTTATGTTTGGTAAAGACCCAAGCAAGATATTGACAGATGTTGCATTTCGTGATGAACCAGAACAAGGTGCTCAAGAGGCACAAGTAGAACAACCAATGTCGCAATTACCAGCAGGAAATGAAGCCAATAATGCTGTTCGTGGAATGAGAAGTGCAGAAATATAGTATGAATGAAAAAGAGCAAAAACTACTTATAGAGTTATCGGAGTTTGTAAATCCTCTTGCAGATGAATTGTTTGATAAAAAGGATTTTGATGTATTTGTTAATTCGTTAGCTGATACTGAAAAAATAATACCTTATCTCAAGTATTCACAAGGTGTTGAAATGAAAAAGTTTTTTAATGCCCAGACTGAGGAACAGAAATCCTACATTAGGGGTAGGTATAGTTATATCACAATGTTGCTTGCTTTAGTGGTTAAAAAGCGAGAATTGCAAAATAAGAAATAGTGTGGTATAATAATTATAGGTATTTATTATTTGGGGACCCACCCCCCGTGGACTCTACCACGTTAATAAGGGTTAATTAAACAAGGGAATATGAAAATCACCAAAGAAGGCGAAAGCCAAGAGCCAGAACTTAATATAGAAGAATTACAAGAGAAGATAGATAAGCTTGAAAAGGAAAAAAACAATGTCGTTGGAGAGCTTATTGAAGTTCGTAAAAGTAGAAAGGAGTTGCAAGATGAGATTGACCGTCTAGCGAAAGAAAAGGATGAGAAAGAAAAACCATCAATTAAAGAGGAGGATAAGCAGACAGACATATCAGCCATCGTAGCAGAACAAGTAAATAAATTACTTTCTGCTAAACAACAAGAAGAAGCAAAAGCGAACAAAGAAAAAGCACTTGAGCGTTTCTATAAAAAGCATCGTGAATTCCATCCAGATAATGATAGCGATGGAGCGATGAGGGAAAAACTCGAAAAATCACTGGGAGAGTTCCGATTAGAAGGAATTATTTCAGAGTCAGATTTTTCAAACAGAGTTCGAGCAGCAGCACAGTTGATAGGAGTTGTGGAGAAAGAGGACGAAAGTACTACAAACCCGTACTCATCAACTAGGAAGACTTCTGTCAGCCCATCTGGCGAAACAGTTACTTTACCACCACACGTTGCCAAATGGGCAAAAGAGTCTGGTAGAACACCAGAAAGAGCAAAACAGCTTTATGAAAAATATCCACATCTTGTGGGAAAAGAAGAAGTTGATTTTGTATAGGTAAGTAATATATTTATTAAATAGTAATAACAAAAGATTATGTTTAGACCTTATGGAACAGATTCGGATGCAGGGTTTAGCCCTGTTCTCCGCAAAGGCGTAATCGCAAACTCCGTTGTTGCAACTGTTGGTGATTCTGTAAAGCTCGCTTCTGGTTTCGTTGCCCTTGGCACGACTGGAGCAAGCGTTATGGGTCATATAGATGCAATAGTAAGTGCTGATGGTATCCAAATGATTACCAATGGTGCTGGTGGAGCAATGCGACTTACCCACACAGTAGCTTCTGACAACCAAACAGTTGCCAAGATTGCTGCAAAAGTTAATGTATCAAAATTAACTCTTTATTCAGGAGAAGTAGACGCAACAATAGGAACCACAACTGGTTCTAACCTTGCAGGATACTTTATGGACTTGGCAGATGAAGAATCACTAGATGAGGGTACTGCAACAGCAACAGCAGCACAGTACCGAACACACGGTCTTGATGCAAATGACAGCTCTCGTGCAGTCGTAAGCATTTATGAATCATCTGAATTCGGTCCTCTCTCAGCATAACCACAAATAACTTATGATTGAAACACGCGCAAAATGGTCTGGGGGATTAAAAGGAATCGAACTAGATATTATAGATTGGTACGACCAAGCACTCGATGAATACACCCCAGGTATCTCAAATATTATTAATGTAATGGCTACTAACCAAGCACGCTTAATTTGGACAGGTAAAACTGGTGTAGCACAAGGAGCTCGCAAAATGGAGGAAACTGAAAACTTCCCAGAAGATGCAAGATACCAAACATACAACACAGAAGCAATGCCACAAAAATATGGTAACTCACTCATGGTTTCTAAAGAGGCTATTGATGACGCTGCTGTTAGTGAAATAATGGAACAAGCAAGAGACCTTGCTATTGATATGCAATATAGCATTGACGAAGCAGGTATGCAGTTGTATAATGGTGGGTTTGCAACAACTTCTGATGTTAGAGGATATAGTTTGTATTTCTACGGAGATGCAGTACCTACTTTCTCAGTAGTACACCCTTCACTTGTCCCTGGTGCTTCTACACAGTCAAATGCTTCTTCTACAGGTATCACTTTTGGAGATGACAACATTGAGGTTGCCAAACTTGCTATCCGAAGACAAAAGACTGACAACGGAAAACCAATGGCAATGATGGGAAAATTCCAGTTAGTTCTTCCTTGGGCACTTGAAAAACAAGGTATGCAAATTACTGAAAGTGAACTTGTTTCAGAGAACGCAAATAATGCAATAAACGTTTACAAAGGTAATGTAGATATGGCAACTAGCCAATTCTTAGATGGAACACTTGGAGGTTCAGATACTGCATGGTTCATGCAAATAAGTGGACGCAACAAATTGTACCATGTACAAAGAACTGGTACTGAAATTGACACTCAGTATAATAAGAAAAACCAAACTACAGAGTTTTATGTTTCTACTCGTTTCTGCCCAGCAGTAAAAGATTGGAGATACACATACGGCTCAAAAGGAGATGGTGCAGCTTACGCAAGCTAGTGCTCTTTTCATTCAGCCCCTTTATGGGGGTTGGAATGAGTGGAGAACTCAAATTATTCAATTATCAAAATAAATTATGTCTTCTAAAGATACAAAACTAAAAAACAACTACGAGGTGACTGGCAACCTTACAGTTGGAGGAAATATTGTAGGTGAAAATAACACATCAGTAATTCCACAAATAGGTGCAACAGGTGTAGTTTCTGCTCAGGCAGTCACAGCAACACTTACAACCGCAATCGCAGGTAAAATTGTAACCAACACAGGAGCAACAGGAGCAGTAGTCTATACCCTTCCTTCCGCTTCCTCAATGTCAGGTAAAACATTCAAAGTAAAAGTGCTTGTCGCACAGACAGTGACACTTACACCAGCAACAGGTGAGGCAATCTTCCTAGCGGGGTCGGGTGTAGTAAACAAAAACCTTATCATTGCAAATGTTATTGGAAACGAGGTGACTGTGTACAGCAATGGTACTTCTTATGAAGCATATTATCCTAATGGAGTAGTAACTAAACAAGCTTAAATATGAAACGAATTAAAAACACAGAAAATATAAATGTCAATCTTGTTTACAGAGGTAAAGAACTTTCTGTAAAAGCAAAAAGTGAGGCTATTGTAAGTGAAAAGGAAGCAGAGTTTCTTCGTGATACTTGTGGCTTTTTGATTATTGAGGAAGTTGTTCCAAATGATGTTTTCTTAAATGAACCACAAACATCAAAAGAAGAAGCAAAAAGGAAAGAAAAAGAAGAAGCAAAAAGGAAAGCAGAAGAAGAAAAGAAATTAACTAACAAATAAGTATGTCAGGTTTATACTATCCAGCAACAGTAGAAGAGGTATTGTTTGAAAATGTAACTCTCACAGGTGCATTTACAGGCAATGTAAAATCTTTTACTACAAAAGGATTTCCAAAAATAACATTGTATTGTGATTATACAGCTGCCAGTGGTGCGACAACTCCAAAGGTACAATTACAAGTTGAAGGTTCTCCAAACGGCACTGATTGGTACATTTTCCAGAACGATGAAGTTTCTGGAGGTACTTCTATACTAAGCAGTCGTGTATTTGAAAAATCAGGAACAGCAGCAACATCAGTAAAGTTTGACTTACCACTTGACATCGGAGATATTTATGTTAGAGTTTCTGCAAAAGAGTCTGTCACAGGAAATGCAGGAACACTATCTACAAGTGTAATTAAAATGGGAAGATAATGAAAATATTAATCAACAACTTAAAGGAAGAAGTGAGAGTGTTGCGACAAGAAAAGCAACGGCTTTCAGACGCTATTGTAGATACTCAAGAACTACAAAGAGAAGAAATTAAATTGAGAAATTTAATAGGTTCACTAAGATGCGAGGTTGAAGAAATAAGAAAAGAAAAGGTAAAATTACAGGAAGACATTGCCTTACAAACAAACTTTGTAAATGAAATATCCCGTAAGCAAGGGGAAGAATTGGCTGAAATGGCTGACAAGCTTGAAGAAAAAAGAGAGATGCTTAAAAAATCTACTTATTTTGGAGAGGAACTTGGGCGGTTAGCTGTGAAAGAATTAAATGAGTATACTGAAAGAAAAGAAGAAATTGAGATAGAAATAGATGAACTTGAGGAAGATGCTAACTGGCTCAGTCTTCAAACAGACAACCAAACAAAAGAACTAAATAACATAAATAAAGCCCTTGAAGAAAAGAAGAAAGAGTATAAAGAAACGGAAAGAGATGTAAATGAATATAAAACAAATATTAAAAATGAGATAGATTTAATAGAGAAAGCAATACAAGAAAAGAAAAGCGTGCTTGAATCTATGGCGGACGATGTTGCAATTCAAAGGCGTGAACTTGAATTAAGAGAACATAATCTTGGTGTTCTTACCAGAAGACTCCAGCGTTATTTTGACGATTATTTCCCTGGGCAAAGAGTACTTATATGAGAAAAGAAATTATTACAACAATACAAAAATACACGAATGAGATATTGCAGGAGCTTGAGCTTGTTAGTAGTGAAATAAGGGAATTACAAGCACAAAAAAATGTTCTTGAAGATGCTATTGCTGAACAAAAAAATAATCTTGCAAGATTAAAAAACGAAGAAGCAACAACACTGCGAAGTATTTCTTTGGAAAAAGAGATTGCAAAAAATAAAATAAATGAACAAGAGGTTATTCTTAATGGAAAAATAAATTCTTTACAAGAATACACAGAGTACATAGAAGCAATACTTTCTGAAATACAATCATTAGAGAAAGAAAAAGAAGCTCTTGAGATGTATAAGGAAACAAATATAACTTATAAAAAGACGGCTGATGAGATTCATAAACAAATTAAGGAATTGAAAGAGAAGAGAGAAAGTGAGGAAGAAAACTATCTTATTAAAATTTCTCAACAAAAAACAGAATTAGAAGCTCTTGAAAAAGAACTAAGGAATAAAAAAAGCGAACTAGGAAAAATAAAAGAAGAGAGTGAGGTAGAAAAAAATAAAGTATTACCAAAACTTGATGACCTAAGAAAGCGTGAAGAAGAGTTAGCTGAAAAAGAAAAATCATTAAAAATAATTGAACAAAGATGGAAAAGAACCTACGCAGAAGTTGGGAGGTCTTTTAAGATTTAACGGTATGTATGTCGTTTTTCAAACCACAAAATCCAGGAATAGGAGGACTAAACGAACTAACACCAGCAGAGGAAATTTTTATCACTACTCTTGCGGGATTGTCTTATAGTGAAAATGACGTATTAATAATAAAAAATGGCGTATTATCTTGGGAACCTATGGGAGAAACAAATTATTCAACACGAGTCGCGACAGATAGTGGAGATAGCACTATAAAATATGTTGGAGATGCTGTTGCAGGTGCAAGTGAAAATGCTTCTAGTTGGAGAATACAAAAAGTTGCTACAATTTCTGGTGGAGTGACTATAACATGGGCAGATGGAAATACTAACTTTGATAATGTTTGGGATAGTGGCGGTGCTACTCCAGAATATGAAACACACACTTATACATAATAACAAATCATCATGAGCTTTTTCAAACCACAAAATCCAGGTATCGGCGGACTAAACGAACTAACAACAGAGGAGGAATTCTTCTATTACTTGGGTTAAGGGAGATATGGTGTGGTATGATGGTACTACAATACAGCGACTTTCAGTTGGTTCACAAGGGCAATATTTAACTGTTGGAGCTGGGAGTAATCTTGGTTGGGGTGATGTCGTTTCTTCTGGTGGGGATATGACCAAAGCAGTGTATGATACAAACAATGATGAAATTGTTAATCAGGCTGATGGTATCACAGGACAAGGTGCATTGGCTACATTAAATGTAGTGACCGACAACGAAATAAATAGTTCAAAATTAAACGGCATAGAGGCAGGTGCTGATGTTACGGGCGCAATAAATGTGGCTGCCTCTGGTGCTATTATGGATGATGATTTTTCAAGTAATGGTTTGATGAAAAGAACAGGTGCGGGAACATATACAAATGCAGTTGCTGGAACTGACTATATTTCTCCAGGTGCTGGAAACGCAGACTCTTCCGTATCAGACGCAAGTACAACGGTAAAAGGTAAAGTAGAACTTGCAACAGATGTAGAAACAAGCACAGGGACATCTACAACACTTGCCGTCACACCAGACGGACTAGCAGGCTCTAACTTTGGTAAACGCACAGCAATATCATTTCTAAATAGTAGTAATGCACTTACTACAGATGATAAGGTGTACTACCGTATACCAGCAGAACTCAATGGAATGAACCTTGTGGCAGTATCTGCTTCTGTAGGAACAGGAGCAAGTGGTTCTTCTTCTTCTGGTACTCCTACTTTTACTGTCAAAAATGTAACGGACAACCAGCAAATGCTTTCTACATCACTTACTGTAGATGCGAACGAATATACCAGTGCAACAGCAGCAACACCAGCAGTGATAAACACTACATACGACGATGTCGCAACAGGTGATTTACTTGAGATAGCGTGTACCGTTGCAGGAACTGGTGTGACCTATGCAAGTATTTCTTTAACTTTCCAATTACCATAGTATGGC